TTCTTTGCGCTGCAACAACTTCATTAATAGAAGCATACTGACCACCATGTAAACCAAGACTAGCAAGAGCTCTACCTACAGCACTTGTCTCGCAGTTTTCTATCGCAGATGTTTTGTTTACGTTAGAAGTGCCGCGCACCTCTTCAGCATATCCACATCCAATAATCATACCATCACTGTTTTTAATCATTGCTTTTATCACAACATTTTTACCGTTGTCAGCAACTATTTCAGTCTCAACACCCAAGCTAGTACCAAAAGCTTTTCTAAATGCTTCTATGCGTACAAATACTTCAGTGTATTTTTTACCGCCACGTTGCGTTACACCTTTTGATTTGTTGAGATCATTAACCTCAATCATTGCTTCTAATAGTTCTTTCACCTTGTTACACCTCCTAATTCTTTAGCCTGTTTTAATATTTCTGGGTTAATATCACGCCATACAAAACTATCTCCGAAATGCGGATCACAAAGCTTTAACAACTGTTGTACGTTTTCCGTCACCATCATTAGTTTCTCCCGGCGCATACACGCTGCTGTTATATCTTGCAACGCATATTCTAATTGATCTATCGTTGCTTGGAACACAACGAAGCCTAATCTATTTGCATAAACAATTCGCGGTATCTTACCTGTTAAATGCCAATACCCGGCAATCTGTTTTAAATGCGGATCTTTTATTTTGTTTGGTAAAGAGTTTGCGCGTGGTTTATCTGTATCAACATTGGTATCCCACTGTGTTTTTAATTCAACAGAACCCTCCTGATAATCACCAAAGCCTAGATAATCTAGTTCGCAACCGGGTAATTTACCGCGTAACATTGTTTGCCCTACGATTTCATTAGCACCATGCATTGCTTCTCTGAGCCCAAGTTCAGCGTTTTTACATACAAGCTCAAACTCGTTTGTGCCAATCTCGTCCTTTTTTGTTGTCTTACCTTCTAAGTTATATCGTGGTAACTGCCTACCTTCCAACTGTCTCTTCACTTTGTCTTGATCTATCCATAATCCTGTTTGCAGTGACGTAAGCAAGTTTAATGCTTCCCGGTAAGCTTCACCTTGCATGGCTCCATCTATTAACATTAGGTCACAAAAGTATTCTACAGCCCTGCCGCTGCACATGTTTATGTTGTCGTTAAACTGTACTTTGTTGCGGTAATCTAAGTAGTAGCCGGACTTTGCTAGTATCGCTTCAGCCTCTGAAATGTCACCTTCTGTCTTTCCCTTTACAACGTCAAGCGCAAGGTTTCTTTCTGTTCGCAGTATTCCCTTGTCAAAAAACGTATAAAAATCAGGGGTGCTAGGGTTGCTATGATGATAGTACCCTTTGCTGTACGCCCATGAAAAGTTGTTTCTAATCATTTTATCTCTTTCGATTGACAGATTGTGTCTAACCTAGTATCAAGGAGAATAAATTGCAAGGAGTTTTTTTATGACGCTTGACGAATGGCGAAAGTCACAAGAAATGAGTTACCCGGTATTAGCAAGAAAGCTGGGTGCAGCTGGTGCTACGGTTGCCCGGCGATGGTGCTTACCAAGTGACCACAAGGATCGAATGATACCGTCACCTAAGTTTATGCGTATCATACAGGATAGCACACACGGCGCAGTACAGCCAAATGATTTTTATAGGTGAGACATGGGTGGTAAAGCGAGTAGAGATAAAGGCGCAGCATATGAGCGCGAGATTGTAAACTGGCACAAGGAACGCGGTGTAGATGCAGAGCGCGTACCTTTATCGGGTGCTATGAAGGGAAACTATGCGAGTGACATAAAGCTAGGGCCGCAGTTGGCCTTGACCGCTGAGTGCAAGCGCAGAGCTAGAGCGTATCAAGATTTGTATGATGCGCTCGATCAAGACAACAGTGATATGTTGTTTGTTAGAAAGGACCGGGAGCGCACATTAGTGGTGTTACCGTTAGAAACTTATGAAGCTTTTCTACAATGGATTGGCTGGATACAGGAGAAATAAAATGGGTTACACAGAAACAGGCATTGGTTATCAAAAGACAGACACAAGTAAAGAAGCTGCAAGATCAAATTATGAGGGTAAACTTACAATACGTGACCGTGTGCATCAGTTGCTTGAGAAAACATCTCAGGCGTTATCTACTGAAGACATTGCCGGGTTGTTAAACGTACCATACGGATCGGTGCAGCCAAGGTTGTCAGAACTACAGAATGAAGATAAAGTTGAAGACAGCGGTGAACGCGGTAAAACCAAGTGGGGCAAGTCTTGTATTAAATGGGTGGCAAAGTAATGACATACATACTTGAGACAGGAGACAGCGCTGTAGAGGTGACTGTGATTGATGGTGTTCGTAAAGCTGAGACACCTATGAAGAAATGCGCTCACTGCGATGGTGAGGGCGATTACTTAGTTGAAGAACCTGTAGTTGATTATGTACATGGTGGTTATTTAAAAGAGGTCCGGGTAACTTGTGAGGAGTGCAACGGAGATTGTTTTGTGGTGGTAGAAGATGAAGTGTAAAGCGTGTGGTCGTGAGCATGACGTTGATCGCGGTGGCTGGGTAATACTAGCCACTGACGATCTTATTTGTGACCCGGTGGATAGGCCGGATTGCTGGGAAAAGATAAGCGGCTGGTACATACAACGCCGGGAAGAAGAGCAATTAAAGCATGATTTAAACATGGGGTTGACAAATGCGAAAACCACTGTACGCTAACGCGAGCCCTACAGGGCGAGATAATAACTATATAGTTAATAACTATAAAGTTAATAACAGTATAGCAGTAACTAGTAATAACATTAATAACTATACAGTTAATAACTATAAGAGCGAAATCCTTAAAAGAACTTTGGTAAAGATGAACCCGGCTTACAAGTTAGCTGGTAAAGAGGCTCGTAAAGATCCGTTAGGTTTTAGGCTTAAAAAGGTTATGAAACTTTTACGGAAGAACTTGGGTACAGATAATTTTATTGAAGCTGCTAATCATGTCGGTGGATTGTCTGCTATTGAACAGGCTCAGTTTTGTGAACAGGTAGAGGGATACTATGCGTCTAGAGTTCAAGAAGATGACGGTTGATGATTTTAATGAATTGTTTATGGAAGCAGCGCAGACGGAACGCGCATTACCGGGAGTGTTTCGCAGACAGAAGCTAGCTAGCTGGCCTGATTATGTACAATCTTGGTCTAGTTACGGCTGGTCTGATGTGGAGCAAGTAAGGATACAACCTACAGCATTGCAAGTAGATCGACTTGATGCAGCGTTAGATTTGGGTCTACGCATGGAAAAGAACGATAGGAAGATTGTCTGGGCAGCTGCACATAGCGCCGTAGGAAGGGAACGAGGACCGCAATGGACTAAGCTGGGTAAAATGCTTGGACGCTCACGGAGAAGCGTCAAGAGTGACTATATCGCTGCGCTGGTACGGTTGACTTGGATAATAAAAAAGCCGCACTGAATGAACAGTACGGCTCTTTGGTAGAACAATCTTTACACAAGAACTACGTTAGATCATTATTGCAAAGCCCACAAGATAAAAAATATCATACACGGAGCAGCAAACACTGCTACTGCTCCAATGATGTCACCGATAAGGTCAAGCCATTTCATTTTATTTCTCCATTATTTTGTATGCTATGTTTGCTAACTGAACTGGACCCATGCCGTTCATCTTTGCTTTGTTGTTATCGTTTACCGCATCGTAAACTTGCATTACCGCAGAAGCAGTAAACATATCTACAAGCACACCATCAATCTTTTCTGCTTGATGATTTTTAACAATTTGGTCCATTACTTGAATACTGTTCATTGTTAGCCTCCTAATCCTACAATGCTGTGATCTTTGCTAACAGGTACGATTTCTATAAAGAACTCGTCAACGCTGCTAGCCTTGAGTTGTTCGGCAGCGTCAAGCGCTGCCTGATGGTTGTCGTACTTGCCGACAATGCTGTTGCTGTACATGGCGATCTTTTTAACAATGTATTGCATAGTTACTCCTTAACAGGTTTGACAGTATGTGTCAAGCTACTAATTGATATGGCTTATCCCACGCGCCAATGTCGATTGACATAAAGTAAGCGTAGTCAAAGTAGTCAGTCATTATATCGCTGTTGTTGTAGTACAAAGTACCTTTCATGGCAGCTTGCATTTCATTAACAAACTGTTCTGAAATATGAAGCGGTTTATCTGGATCGTGAGAAACGTATTCTCTGTATGGGTTTTCCTGATAGTAAGTTTCTACCGGGTAAAACTCTCGACCAGCTGCTAACTGTGCGTCTCGTCTTTTGTTGTTAGCATGACCAATAAAATCTATCGGTCCACTTTTGACAGTAACTTTTAAAGTGCTGTGGTTCTTAACGCTGATAGAACCTTTACAGTTGTACTTTGCAAGCACTGCCTTGATGCCCGGTGCTAATTCTTTTTTCATTTCTTGGTTAAAATATGCCATATTATTTACCTCCTTGCATATCGAACAATGGTAAGCCGAAAGTCTGAGCCTCGGCTATGTCAAACGCTTTTGCAGCGTCTATCTGTTTGAACACTAAAACAGTGTGGCTAATCTTTTTTCGCTTGCCCCAATAGTCGTTGATGTCAACAACGCCGCGTTGGTCTAACACGTTGTTGCCGTAAACTAATTGAACGTGCCCGGTAGTAGTAACCATGTAAACGTGGTTAGGATTGGCAACGTCTTTGATAAATCGCTGCAAAGTCATACCATCGCAAGTACTGTATAACATACCTAATTTGTCTTTTTGAATTAACTTGTCGTACTTGACGTTAAGCTTGTCTAAAACAACTAATCGGTCCTCGTAGTGAGTACCACCAGACCATCGCTTTCTCTTAGCAATAAACTTGCAATGCTTTTTGAACTGAACAAACGCATCGTTTAAGCTGATGCCAGCAACAACAGCCACTGCTTGAACGCCGCAGTGACCGCCTCTAAAAGCATCTTTGGGAAGTGCAAATTCCATACTGTCATTACCTCCGTTGTTGATTGGAAAACTGTGGGAGCAAGCTCAACCACAACCTACATATAATGTATGTGACAGATACTGTCAAGGGGTATACAGAAAAAAAATATATTTATTGCTTAATGTACTGAAATAGTCTATGGATATGGTATAATCGCAAGATGTTGTGTTCGACCTCATATCACAACACGAGAACAATGCCTGTTATTTGTGGTTACATACTTGCCCGGGCTTCGGCTCGGGTTTTTTTTAGGAAGCTATAATGCCAAGTAAAGCTATTACAATTAAAGTTATGCAGAAGATATGCGATAGACTTGCAGAAGGTGAAACCTTGGTAGATATAACTAAGGGAAGTGATATGCCCAGCTATCGCAGCGTTACACGCTCTGTACAAGCAGACGAGGAAATTTGGGAAATGTACCGCAAGGCAAGAATACTTCAAAGCGAATGGTACAGCGATCATATCAACAGGTTAGCTATGGAAGAACTTCCAGAAGTAACGGATCCACGTATGATTAACGCAGAGGTGCAACGGCGTAGGTTAGAGATCGACACGCTTAAATGGACAGCTGCGCGTAACCAGCCATTTGGCATCAGAGATAAGAAGGAAGATCAACCAAGCAACTCAGCTATTACGATCAGTTGGGCCGGAGGTGATGTGGCAGTGAACGCCAATGAACCAGAGGAAGAGGAGATCGTT